TCTGAAATACCCTACAACCTTACGAATGATATCAGCTTCAAGCTGTGACTCGGGGTAGAAAGTCCAATCAAATGAAAACGCAGGCTTGAAACCAGTTCCTTGGAATATCATTACAGGGAATGGATTTGTTGTTACCTGAAAAGAACTCTTGGCTGCAGCTGCCAATGGTCCACCAGCACCCTGTAACATGAAGGCAGCAGCAGTGGCGCCAGCAGTCTTAGCAGAACCGGTTGGATCCTGTTTAATCTTTGCTAAAGCGCTATTAACTGCTCCAGCAGCTTTGTTTATTCCATCACCTTTCATGGCGTTGGCAATACTAGTAGTACCACCACTAGTCATCAGTGCGTTCATACCCTCTTTTGCTGCGTTACCAAAAATATAAAGATCTTCTTGATTATAACTAGCACTGTAAGAGTCAGCTATGCCAGCTGGTAATGGTAAGTATATACTCTTGTCAAACTTAAATGTTCGTTTCGACTCATCTGGACGTTCCTGCGAATGCTTGAATGCATTAAACGATATATAATAGTCAGGGGACAGATCCGACGGAAATACTATCGGCGCATTCTGTCCAATAAGTAAGTTAGATCTTTTTTCTTCTATTTTCTTCTCAGGTAGGGTAGTCTTAGAACTAGAGCTTGATCCTGAGCTTGATTTTGACGTAGCAGTGTTTGAGTTACCAGTCGTGCTAGATTTAGGACCACCGGTATTGAATACGTTGTCACTACCATTAATGCCCGACGATGATTTTCCAGTAGAGGAAGAAGCTATTGCCATTGAAATTATCCTATGAGTTACAGCGGTATATTTAAACCTAAAAATCCTTTAAAATATAAAGGAAACCCGTCTAATATTATTTATCGCTCTCTTTGGGAGTGTAAATTCATGAGCCATCTGGATTCTCATCCAGATGTTATTCAATGGGCTAGTGAGGAGTTCGCTATTCCGTATTTATCACCCATTGACAATAGAGTACACAGGTATTTCCCAGACTTCTGGGTTAGGAAGCGTAATAGAGATGGTCTAATAGAAACCGTTGTTATAGAGATAAAACCAAAGAATCAAACTCAGCCACCAAAACCAAGATCTAAGATAACAAAAACTTATCTGAACGAGGTCAAGACCTGGGGGATAAATAGTTCTAAGTGGCAATATGCTACCAAATTCTGCGAAGAGCGTAAATGGAAGTTTCAAATATTAACCGAGGATGATCTAGGTATCAAGTAATGGCACAAACTTATCAGCAAATGCTTCAGCAAGCAATAACAAGAGGTCAGGTAGTTAGTGCTCAGAACTGGTTTGACACTACGTATCAGACTCTTGGTAAGCAAGATGCAAGTAGCGTCATTACTAGTGGTGATAATAGACTTACTAAAAGTTTAACTATTGGTAAGATGTATTTGTTCAACTATGATCCTAAGCATAAGAAGACTCTACCAAAGTATGATAGATTTCCTTTGGTGTTTCCTTTTGATCATGCCGAGGGTGGGTTCATGGGAATCAACTTTCACTATCTACCTCCTGGCCTTCGTGCAAGTCTACTTGATGGACTCATGTCACTAGCAACAGACAAGTCTTTTTCGGACTCTATGAGACTCAATCTAAATTATAAACTGTTAAAGAATGTGGCTAAGTTTGCCCCTGCGAAAGAAGGTATCAAGCGGTACCTAAATAGCCACGTTAGATCAAGGTTCTTTTATATAAGACCTGATGAGTGGTCCAAAGCAATATTACTACCACTAGACGATTTTGTCTACAGGAAATAAATGATAAACATCAAAGAATTTAAATCAGCAATACACAAGTATGACCTAGAGAGGCCCAACCTTTATGCTGTAGTAATTCCACTGCCAGGCTCGGCAAGCTCCCCTGCACCCATTAAAACTAACTACGCTCAGGCCTACGCTCAGACAGAGAATGGAAGATTATTAACCATGTTCTGTAGATCTACTAATTTACCAGGTGTAAACCTTGGAACAGTAGATGCAAAAAGATATAGTGTAGGTCCAACACATAAGATACCTGTTGGAGCAGCGTTCTCTGATGTTACAATGACTTTTTTAAGTGATGCTAGTGGTATTACATATAATATGTTCTACAACTGGATCAATACCATCATCCCGTTTTCAGATGGAAAGAATGCTCCTGGTGTTGGTAGAAATTTCCAACTTGAATTTAAAGAGAACTACCAAACAGATATAGGAATCAAAGTATACAGAGGTGCACCAGGTAAGTTTGCAGGCTCTGGTCTAATGCAAACAGCAGCTTCAGTGATTTCTGCTGCAGCAGGTGTTCCGTTTATCGGCTCGTTATTAGGAGGGATATCAGCACCTCAGTACCCACTAGTACTTGCCAAAGAAGTAAAACTATTCAAAGCATACCCAACAAGCATAAGTGATCTATCTCTTTCATACGGATCTGGAGATAGTGTACAAGAATTCACCGTATCGTTTACATTCTACAATTGGGAATTGAAACGTGAACCAATTGCTACTGGTTCTACCGGTGGTGGAAGTTTATTAGGATCTGTTGCATCATTCGCCAACTTTTTATAATTATTAGGAGTTATTATGGCTTTACCAAAATTAACACATCCCGTATTTGAGTTGATTGTTCCATCGACAAAAGAAAAGGTCATGTTTAGACCGTTTTTAGTTAAAGAAGAAAAACTATTGCTAATGGCTAAGCAAAGTGAAGAACAAGCTGACATCTTTAACGTACTAAAACAGATCATCACCAACTGTGATGTTGAGTCTGTTCTCAATGCTGGTACACTAGCATCATTTGATGTTGAGTTCTTATTCTTGAAGTTAAGAGCAAAGTCAATTAATAATATAATTGAACTAGCTTATGTAGATTATGAAGATGAGGAAACATACAAGTTCTCTGTTGATGTTGATGAAGTAGAAATGACGTACAACGATAACCATACAAATGTGATCAAGATATCTGGAACCTCCGGAATAGTTATGAAGTATCCGAGTGTCACGTTAATGTCAGAGATAATGGAGAAAGAAGATGTACCAGATATCCTTTTTCATATGATCAAGGGGTGTATGGAACAGTATTATGAGGATGATAGCATAACATACTTCAAGGACTGTAAACCAGAAGAGATTAATGAGTTTGTGGATAATCTACCTACGGCTATGATTAAAGAATTTGAAAACTTCTTTGAGACTATGCCTAGGCTATACCACAAACTTGAATACACAAATAAACAAGGAACTGAACGAGTTATTGAGTTAAAGACACTTGAAGATTTTTTTACGTTGCGCTGAGTCACAACACACTGGAGAACTACTATACAGTGATGTTTGTTTTGGCTCAGCATCATCATTACTCAATTACAGAAGTAGAAAACATGATTGTCTTTGAACGAGACATCTTCATGCAGATGTTAGCAGATCACATAAAGAGACAAGAGGATATGTACAAAAATGGCGGTTGATCCAAATAGACAAACACTAATACAGCAGTTGGGAGAAATGCGTAGTACGCGTATGCAGCAGATGCGTACTGGTAGTCAGCAGACCCAAATGATGGGTAGGCAGGTTCAACTCACTCAGAGTATGAGCGCTGCTCTTCAAAATAACTCTAGGCAGTTAAGCACTCTTAACACAACAATGTCTAGTGGTTTCAGAAACCTATCTAGTTCTTTTGCAAGCTCGATGCGCGGGTTAACATCTGCGGTCAGTAGAGGTGCTGTTGGTGCTGCCAGTGCTGCTGGTGGTGCTGCTGCCGGTGTTGGTAGGGTATCTGCTAGTGCAGTATCTGGAGTTACTTCAGGTGTTGTATCTGCCTTGAGTATGGCCTTGCCAGCTGCAATTGCTGGTGTCATTGGTAAGTCATTGATATGGGATAATATTGATGACAGTACTAAAAAAGAAATGGGTGAGAATATAGGTGGTATCTTCAAGAATGTATTTGGAGATTCGCTACAGCCAGTGACAAAAGAATTAAAGGTCATGACAATGACCTTAGCGGATACGTTAGAATCCCTCAGCGATAGAATTGGATCAGTGGTATCAGGTATCAAAGGTAAGTTACCGGCTCTCAAAGATGGCGCTGGGGAAACAGCATCCAATGTATCTAACAAGGCATCTAATGCTGCACAAGAAGCTACACAGAAATTACCCCGAGGTGTTAAGGTAGCAGGATTGATGGCAAGAGATGCTACGGATGTGGCGGTAAAAGGTTACGATCTTTTAAAAGGTACTGAGGCTCCGGAGTTCGAGCAGGTCAAGACAGGAGCAGTGGCTGTTGGGACTGCGGCCGCAGGTTACCAAGCTAGTAAATTTGTGAAGGAAAGTATACCATTAGCAAAAACAGCTGAGAAGGGTGCAGGATTCAAGGGCTCTCTGAATCAGCAGGCTATGAATCTCCTTAAAAAGGATGGGTCTAAGGTAACAAAGCTATCTCTGCTGACAGCAAGGATGGTTGTGAGAATAACAGTAGCAGGCGGTGCTACTGCTGCCAAAGTGTTGGGGGCTATTGTTAAATTTAAACTTGACCGTGCTGCATCAGTAATAGGTCCAATCATTCAACTTGTAGGACTATGGTATGTTCTTGATACAATTGAATCCATGGTGGCTGATAAAACAATCACACCAGAAGACGGTAAAGAGCTAGCCGATTTTGCAAAAAAGCAGGCACTTTTCTCTGGTGCAGGATCCTTTGTGGTTGGTGGTCTTGCTGCAGCTGCGGGAGTAGCTGGAGGTGGTTTTCTATCTGTACCACTAGGTATCTTAGGATCAATTGGTGGTAGTATGCTTGGAAGTTATGCAGCAGAGAAGACAACTAAATTCTCAGCTGGAATAACGGCTGAAATACCAGAAGCCAAGCAAGAGCCTGGAATGAACCTAACATCCCAGATACTCAACCTCAAAGAAAAAAAGGGCGAGAAGAAAAATCAAGCCTCGAATATATCCAAACCATCAGCAGGAGCAACTACTAGTAGTAGAGATGATAAGGGTGAGAATGGCAGTGCTCAGAAGGCTATGGACTTCTTCATGTCCAGAGGGTACACAAAGGAACAGGCAGCTGGTATTGTTGGCAATCTCAAAGTTGAGTCCGCTACCTTTAGTACAATAGATGTTGGTGATAAAGATAGGCCAGAAGGACCATCAATTGGTATTGCTCAGTGGGACCCTAAACGTCAGGCTGATTTTAAACGTATATTCAAAAAGGATATTAAAGAAGCTAGCTTTGAAGAACAATTAGCCTTCATCGACTGGGAGCTCAACAATACCGAAGCTGTAGCTGGTCAGAAATTAAGAGGAGCTAAGTCTGCCGAAGAGGCTGCTCTAATGATAGACGCATTCTACGAACGCTCAGCTGGATCTAGTACAAAGGGTGGTGGTAAGGGCGGCGCCAAGATCAAGCAAAGGCAGCAAGCTGCCTTAGCGTTGATGGGCGGTGGAGCACAGAGTACAATGATGGCTGGCACCGGTGCTGGAGCAGCTAGTGATACATCCACAAGTCTACCTATTGATCAAGTATCAGCTGCTCAAAAGCCAACTGCAGGAATGTCTATCAAACAAAAGATAGATTACTTCAGAGATCAGCTTGGTGGCGATCAGGCAAATAAACCAGCCGAAGGTAAAGGAGAAACTCAACAAAAGCCAGCTAGTCCTTTCAGTGCTTTTGCTTCATTGATTGGTGGTGGTAGCTTTGAGAGTATGAAGAACGAGTTACTAGCTGGTTTAGATTCTGATATGGAAAGAAAGGCTGAAGGTTCTCAAGGTGGTAATACTATCATCAACAATAACGGTGGTGATACCAATGTCACTTCCAGTAGTGGTGGAGGTGGGTCTGCTCCAGTATACAACCCTATAGCACCTGCAGCAAGCTATCAATCACAATTTACATCAATAGCTGGTATTCAACGTACAGCATAAGAAAAAGGGGCCTAAGCCCCTTTCTTTTTAGTCATCCAACAGTTCTTTGAACTTAGCTAAGTCATCATCCTCATCACCATCCCATGGTGCAGCTGCTTGTTTCTTTACAGCTGGTTTAGATTCCTTTTGCTTCGGTGCAGTCTCAAACTCTTCTTCATCTTCACTCAAATCAGTTAAAGATGCATTACGAACTTGTTTAGGTGCACCACCATCAAGACCTAAGACACGGTAGAGCTTTTGTTTCAACTCATCGTATGATTTAAAGTGCTCATCAGCTAAGAACGCCTGTAAAGAGTGTTGCTGCTTCCAGATCTTTTCTAACTCTTCATCATCATCCAGTAATAGAGCTGGAGCTTCGAACTCAGACTTATCATAGTTACGATAGCCTTCTACATTACGAATCTTCAACTTGAAGTTAGCACCTGCCCAGAAGTCGAATGGGTTGATTGGCTCTTCATCCTCGAACTCAGGATTCATGGCAGCATTCAACTTATCAAAGATCTTCTTGCCATACTTGAACAAGAATACTTTACCTTCATTCTCTGGATGTGCTTTATCACTAACAACATAGATGTTAGAAATGAAATTCAACTTACGTTTTTGTTTACGAACTTGGTCTTGATTAGCTTGCAGCTTAGTAGCCCATAACTGACTGTTGTATTCAGAAACAGGATCTGCCTTACCAATAGTAGTTAAAGACTTCTCGATATACCACTGACCACCTGGACCCTGGAATCCGTGATCGAAGATACGGACAAAAGGAACATCTTCACCATCAGGAGAAGGAAGAAAACGAATAACAGCATAGCCATTACCTGACTTATCGACTTCAGGTTGCCAGAATCGGGTGTCTTGTTTACGGCCTTCACCTTCGGGGGCTGCTAGTTTAGATACTTGTTGATTGATTTTGTCCAGACTGGACTTTGAGGACTTCTTTAGATTTGAAAAAGACATCGTATACTCCTTGTATAAAATATATGTATTAGCGTATCCACCAAACTAATTATGTAATTGTACATTGTTCTTGAATATCAGTCAACATACTCTTATATTTATCTTCCTCAAACTGCACAAAGGGAGATAATTTAATTAATTTGTTACGAACTGTTTCCCATACTGGATCCTTCAACCTTGTACTCCAGTACTTGAACAGGCACTTCTTTTGCACAGCGTCGATTATGATCAACGTCTCTGCAGTTATCTCTTTTGAGAGATACCTTCTTAGAAGTAATGGATGTTGATTATCCACTACTTTCATTTCTTCTTTAAGATCATCAATCTTACCAAGATCACTTTTGAATATATAAGAAAGGGATTCCTTGTGCTTCAACCATTCACGGTATTGTTTCTCAGCTATCTGCTCATTGACAAGATCACCAACCCAAACATCACCGTAGTAGAAGTTGGCAACAAGGAACCCCATCACATCTTTATGCTTTGCTAACTTTGCAAAAAAGAACTTATCATTCCTCTTCTCAAAGGTAGCATAAGATGCTTTCACTTTACCATTATATTTAAAGTAATCATACGTGTCAGATTGAAAGTGTCTTTTCAAAGCACAGTACATCTTATACGCATCATAGTCTGTCATAAAGGTAGTTGTTTAGTCTTTGGTAAGTAGTTTAAGTTTTCTGCTTCAACCTGTATAGATGCTTTCAGCTTTGCATTACTTTTGATCAAAGAAGCTGCTGTTTCAATATCTACACCGTTCTTATCACAGAAGTACATTACAGCATCAATATACTCCATTTTCTTTTCTAAGACAAGTTTTTCAATCTCTTTTGTAAATTCAACAATACTTAGAAAATTCAAATCATTAATCATGGTCTATCCTTGGTGTAGAAAATATGGCCTCCAATTTTAACTTTACGTTTCAGTCTATCCTTCCATGACGGACTAACATATGTTGCGTGGAAGAACAAAGACCCGCGTGATGGGTCGTATAACGAGATACTACTATGGCTATTAGCAATGACTGCAGCCATTTCGTAAATACGATTATACAGTTGTTGATCTCTAATTACAAGATGTTTCTTTGGTAGGCATACCCAAGAGAACTGGCACACCTTGTTCATCTTTTGGTGAACCACTTCACAGATGGTCTTTGGAAAAGACTCGTCCGCAACTCTATTCATGGTAACAAAGCCAACGGCCTTTATTCCATCATCTGGTTCGTTCTTAGCTTCGAAGTACATATTGCGAGCTAGACATTCGATCTGTTTGTTTGGTACGCTTGTGGTAGATACAATATCTTCAGATAGTGCGACGGGAACGTCGCTAAGTTCATTCTGTGCAAATACAAGCGAACACAATCCAAGCAGCGTTATTAGCGCTAACTTTTTCATGTTAACTTCCTCTTTGTTTATGGAATTATTTTGGGATGTAGAGGTACAGCTTTCAGTGTCCTGATTTTTAATAGTCACAATGCCATCCTTATCAAGTGCTGCTCATACCAACTTAGGTCGAAGGACCCTTTTGAAGATATAGTTATTTATAACTATTTTATCTGCTGACTGGTATCTTTAGCGAGTTGTCGGTATCCATCTCTGTCTGGATGGACCTTGTCTTGTTGTAGACTTTTGATTTCAATCACAGTATCACCGTGTTGATTTGCGATGTCTCGTACAATTTGCTGCTTGTGCGGCTTTATTGCTGGAAGTATCCAGTATACACGAGATCCTTTGATTTTGCTACGAGTTTTTTCTAATTCTGCTTTGGTATTGAGTCCTTTTAAGTCATTAGACCCAAGACTTATTATTATTGTATTAGCGGTTAGATCTTTATGTAGGTAATCTTTATTCCACTGCTCACTACTCCATCCGCCTTTGGAGTAGGATGCACACTCAGGTCTTTCCCTGTGCGTGCCTACTGCAATGCTATCACCAATGATAAGACATTCAAGCATATCAATCCTGTAAAAAAGAATAGGACCCGAAGGTCCTATAGCTATTGGGTGATAAGGGAGCTACCCTCAGTTTAGCTTAAGCAGCTAAACGGTAATCGCTATCGTTTGCGTTTACTTATTTTGCTTGATTTACGGTCATCGCCTACCGTGTTGTCCATATCCTTACTCTTTACCCTGTCGAGACCAGATCAGCCCCATCGGAAACACACTAAGACCTTTTGACTACTGTCGATACCGGCCAAAATGTGCTTCTGGTGGAGCTGGGCGGAATCGAACCGCCGTCCAGAATACTTTTCATTCAACTTCATACAACAATATTACTATTTATACCTCTTAGGCTGCTTCAGCCATCTCTACAGCAGTCTCAAGAGCCTTAACCTTCAGTGCCTTGTTAGGACCGTACCAAGCAGATGTCAAACGACCTTCCTGAGTACGACCAATAACGTGGTCTGTTAGGTAGGTAACAGCGTTAAATGCCTGCCACCATGAGCCCTCGGCGAATTTTGCACCTGGTTGCTCGTGTAGAGCTTGTAATGCTAGCTCTGCAGAGCTCGATAACTCCTTCTTAACACGAGTTTCTTCGTTCTTAGAGCGACCATAAGCGTTAACAGGGAAGATACGATTAAAGTAATCGGTGACTGACTCCTGCTTGAACTTCTTGCTACCCAGGAATTTAGCCATTTCCTTGTACTTGGCCAGCTTATCCGATGCAATACCCAGCATCTGCTTCACTTGATCACCGTCAAACTCGCGGCGATGCGACACTTTTACCATATTATCTTGCTTAGAAGATAGTGAAAGAGTAAGAGTGTTGTTGCAGACCACGCGTATTGGAGTGAACCGTACGTCAATAGACTGACCAAACTTGTGAGGGAGAGTAAAAAGGAGGTATGAGTCAACCTGATCGCCGCCAAAAACATCGAAAGACTCCTTCACTTTAGCTAATGCCCATACAATTTGACCATGTTTCAGCGAACCAGCGGTGTGCATTTCCATGTCACCCGAGCAAACGAAGTCATTAAAGAACTCGAATGCCTCTTCATTCTGCAAAGGATTCCAGTCTTGTGACACTACATCCAGGATACGACCGTCAGTAGAGCGCACAAGAGCGTCTTTGCCGGTGTAAACTTGCTTACCATTGATGTTGACAAAGCTCTGAATCTTGTCAACTTTCCAATCAAGACCAGCTGCATCGAGCATTTGCCACGGTGAAAGGTCAGCAGGAACGCGATGACCAAGTCCGTGCCATGGGGTTTCGCCTGCAAATGCCATTGTCTCAACTAAATGTGCCATAATATATCTCCAAAAGTCAATTAAATATCTTACTACAGAGACCAGTATCAACCTAAAACGAAATTAAGTCAACGCTTTTTACCATAATAATCCTTGCGCGGGAGGAGAATCTATGATAGGATCCTTCTCCTGGCTACGATTGTACTTTTCGATTACTAATCTAACGAGTTCAGGATGACGGTACTCATAGATGTCTTCGATATTGAGTGTGATGATTCTTTTTTCTGGAACCGCCCACGCCAGCATTTTCTTCAGAATAAAGATCTCATGTTCTTTCTGCATACAGACAATCTCATCCGCCCACAGTAAGAGATCTTCAGTCAACGGGATTAAGGCATAGCTTTCGATACCAACGTTTCTGGTATTAAAGTTATAGGGGTCAGCAGATAGGATATGCGCTGCTGTTGCTGATCTCAGGATACCCGCGCTACAGACAGTTAACACCTTTTTATAGTGACCCTGATACTGGCTACTGAGTACGCCTTTTCTTCTATATTCACTCATTCTCTACCATCCGGGAAAATTAATAAAAAATTTACATCACCCTCTACCAACCAGGTATCCGATAATATACGCAATTCCAAATATAAACAGCGGATGCTTAATAATATCAATCCAGGTGGTTCCCTGTCTTTCTCTGTACTCTTTCAGAGCACGCTGTTCGCAGAGTTTGCCATCATTACACTGAACACCACAACATTGTCTAATAGGTCTAATCAAAATCAACCTCGCAATCACAATTAGAACATCTGGCTCTTTCTCTGCCCACATTGAGGATCGCAGCTGCTTTCGCTTCTTCCTTACCAATATAGTAAATCTTCGTACTTCCTACTAACCAGAGGTTGGTTACAGTATTCAATGTTACCTCATCCAGAACAGCACCATCTTCTGCTACCAGGTATTCTGTCCTATAAAACTGCGGACCTGCTACCCATCTTACGGTTCCTGAATTCTCGTACATGATACACTCCCGTTGTAAGTCTTTGAGACTGGTCTTATATGTATCATTTAATATGCTGTACGTGTAACCACCTTCATCCACCGCGGTGGTAACCTTTCCGGTGTAGGGAGGCATTGGTAATTTAATACCTTCTGGTGCTTCTGGATGAAAGAATCCATCCCATGTAGTTTGTGTTTTGAATGTCATAGTAAAGTCTCCTATTAGTATCTGATAACCACAACAGGATTATACAGAGAAGTGTAGTAGAGGTCAACAGCTAAAACGGAGGTTCACCGAATAACTTGATGAAATCAACTCTTGTAACCTTTTTCCTCTTGACCTTTGGCTTAGGTATAACCTTTATTGTATATCCATCTTCTTTATACTTCTCAGCATCCTCAGCGCTCCAGAACTTACGCAGCATCACACCGTCCTCATCCAGTAGGCAGTATCTCATCTTTTCCTCAGTAAATATCCAATATACCCTTCTACATCTATTTC